TAAAACAGGTGGTTGTGCCGCTTCTCTTAATACCGGTGCGGTTTATCTGTTGGATGTTTCTAAGTTTCCTTTTTATGATTATTTTGTTTTCATGGGTGATGATCACTTACCTAGAACCGAAGGCTGGGATAAAGCCTTTATGGAAGCGTTAGCACATAACACCGGTATTGTTTATGGTGATGATTTATTGCAAGGTGCTAACCTTCCAACAGCCTTTGGCATGAGCCGGGATTTAGTTAATGAGCTACGCGGTATGACATTCCCAGGTTGCATACATTTATTCTTTGATAACTTTGTAAAGCAATTAGGATTAGATTTAAATTATTTAAAGTATCTACCTAATGTAATTATTGAACACCTACACCCAGTAGCAGGCAAGGCTGAGATGGATGAAGGGTATGCCCGGGTTAATCAACCTAAGTGGTATGAGCAGGATTTACTTATACTGCAAAGATACTTAGCAAGCGCGGAGTATGCAGAGTTGGTTAGAAAATATAGATGAACATACTCATTACAGGTTCACATGGTTTTGTAGGCCGTGCTTTTAGGCGTGCGCTACCTTATGCCAATCTAACTTTAGTTGATCTAAAGCAAGGCGTTGATTGCCGTAAGTTCTTTCAGCTAGAGAAAAAACAATATGATTTAGTAATACATCTAGCCGCTTTAGTTGGTGGCCGGATGGTTATAGAAAATGAACCATTATCACTAGCTGTTGATCTTGCCATTGATGCTGAGTTTGCTACCTGGGCTATGCGAACTGAACAGCCTTATGTTGTGTACTTCTCATCATCTGCCGCTTATCCAATAGAGCTACAAACCCTGGCAAAGAAAAAAAAGTTAAAAGAGAAGGATATAAATTTTAACAAAATAGGTAAGCCGGATATGACCTATGGCTGGACAAAACTAACCGGTGAAATGCTTATGAATTACTTGCGTGAAGAAGGCACAAAGGTATTGACCCTTAGACCATTTAGCGGTTATGGCACTGATCAAGATTTAGATTACCCTTTTCCATCAATTATTCAGCGTGCAATTATGAACGCCAATCCATTTAACATTTGGGGTAAGGCAACTACTACCCGGGATTTTATACACATTGATGATGTGGTTGATGCAACAATTGAGATGGTTAAAAATGAATGTAATCAAACAGTTAATCTATGTACCGGCAGGCCTACAACCTTTTTAGAGTTAGCTAAGATTGCAATGAAAACCCTGGGATATGAAAAGACATCTGCCGGTAGATTTAAGATATTGACCGATAAGCCGGCAGGTGTGGCCTATCGGGTAGGTGATCCAACAATGATGAGCGATTACTACACGCCAAAAATAAGCCTAGAAGAAGGCGTTGAGCGTGCCATTCGCGGATTAGTATGATCTAAAATTAGGCATACTATGGCTACTAACAAACCCCGAAAAGTACCAAAGCGTAGGCGGCGTGCGCCGCGTAAGGCTGATGCCTTAAACAAATTAGAAAATCATTACATCACATTAAATGAAATGTACAGAGCCGCTTTAGCCGCCGGCTTTAGCACTGATGTTGCATTTTGGTTAATAACAGAACCGGGTGCATCAATCCCTGATTGGGTCAATCCTGCACATAAACCAAATGAGATCATTCCCCGAATTGATCCAACAGAAGATGAGGATGAAGATTAAGCGCGATAAAACATTTAACGCAAAATATTTAGTGATTTCAGATTTACAAGTACCATTCCAATTTACAGAGGCCATAGTCAATTTAAAAAAATTGGTTAAGGCTTTTAAGTTTGACCTGGTACTCAATGTAGGTGATGAAATGGATTTCAACACTATCAGTAGGTTTAGTGAAGGCCGGGCAGAATCCTTTATGCAAACGCTTAATGAGGATAGAGCTACATGCCAGGATATTTTGTACGATCTAAAAACAGATGTGGTTAGTAGATCAAATCATTCAGATCGCCTATACAAAGCGGTGGCCAGGATTCCAGGATTGATGAATCTGCCGGAATTGCAGTATGCCAAATTCATGAACTTTGATGATCTAGGAATTTACTATGCAAAACAGGCCTACCCGATACCTGGCACTAACCTAGTTCTATGTCATGGAGATGAAGGCACAATCTCTAGGGCAGGCGGCGGCACGGCGTTGAACATAGCAAAAAGGTGGGGTCGCGGAGTCGTATCGGGGCATACGCACAGGATGGGCTACCAATGCCATTCAGAAGCCTTTAATGGCCGTTTAGAGCGTGTTTTAGTAGGGGTTGAGTGTGGTCATACTTGCGACATGAAAAAGATGGCTTATTTGGGCATCAGGGGCTATGCAAACTGGCAGGCTGGCGCGGTTATTATACATATTAAGCGTGGCAATGTGAGCGTGGAGATGATTCCATTCAATGCGGATGGCTCATTTACAGCTATGGGTAAGGCCTTCGGGTGAGGTAGATCACATGACACACCCCTATGGCATATTGCATTTGTCAGTGGGCTAGTGTTTAATTGCATTTACAAACGCAATTGACCGGAAGGGGTTAATTATGAAAGCTACAAAGAATCAAGTATGTAACTGTAATCAATATTGTTTAGACACAATTTGTATATCAAGTGATAGCAATCTACGCGTGCGTAAATGTTGGTGTCCTGATTGCAAAATTGTGCGTAAAGAAATTAAAGCTAACGCATACAAGATGATCATGGTGAACGCATGATTATAGTTATTGAAAGTGTATTACAGACCAAGATTGATTTTAGATATTTAAAAGATGAAGATCATTATGTTGCATCTACATCAAATGTATTAGGTGAGTTCACATCATTTGGTAAAACACCTGATGATGCAGTGCGTAGATTAAAATCTAAACTTTTTGGTTTATTAGCTGAGTATGTACACAATCAGAAGGTGAACCACTAATGATAAAAAAACATAGAGTAGGTGTATGGGTAACTATTAAAGTTGTGGCTGATGTATTAGAAGTTTCAGACCCAAAACAAGTTATGAACACAACATTACAGAATTTGTTTAAGGATAATGAAGTTTTAATTGATCCTGAATTTACAGTAGTTGTACCACAACAATTTGATTTATATAGTCATAATTTGGGCAAGCCTGTTTATTCTAAAAAGTTAAAACCAAAGGATTATATGCACCTTGTTTTTGGGGGCGCTCAATGAACGCCGTAGCGTATGTAGAAAAGGGTTGGTTTGTACTACCACTTAAACCACAATCTAAAGAGCCATGTAAGTTTTTAAGGCATGGCTATCTTGATGCAAGTAATGATTTAATTACTGTACAAAGATGGTTTAAAGAAGAAGATCGCAATATTGGATTGGCTATTGTGCAATCTAATTTAGTGGTGCTTGATTTTGATATACGCAACATTGCATCAAGAACCCTATGGGAAGATTATCGCCGGCAGTGTGTGAAGTCTAATACTCATACAGTTAAAACAGATAATGGATTTCATTTCTATTATGTAGCTGATAAGGATAAGCAATTTAAAGGCAAACTAATACCAGGTATAGATATTAAACATAAGGGTTATGTGGTACTACCACCATCAATACATCCAAATGGCAGTACATATCAAATAATCAATGATGTTGATCCAGTGGCATTACCGGATGCTTTAGAAAAGGTGATGAGTTGGAATTAGTTAAATACGATAAACAATCAGGTGCTTATGTAGATGAAAGCCGTAAGCACTTTGTAAAAGCTTCCCTGATCCGCCAACACGCCAAAAAAGCTATTGGTGCTAGGCAGATCAGAGGAAGGCTATCAGCCAAAATGGTTGAAGCCTATTGGTTAGACAAGTTCAAGGAAGCGGTGAAATATGAACTATGAAGTACTAGGGTGGTTAATTACCATCATATTGTTTGCATTGGTTGGGTTGATGTTAATGGCAACCTGGATCATTGCAGTTGAAAATGGCTACGATAAGGGATTTAAGAGTGGCTATAAACGCGGCACAATGGATGCCAGGCAATCAAGCGTAAAGGTACAGAAATTTACAGTTACCGATTATCCAACAGTTAATCATCCAACTTTGCGTACAAAGCAATTACAAGAAGATAATGATTACTTAATGGAAAAGGTTGTAAGCCTTTGGGATAGGGAAAACAAATAATGAACATGAATGATTATGTTGATGTGGCTGAGCGTATAGCTCAGTTAAAAGAAGCCTATCCGGAAGCATCATTGCAACCATATAATCCGAATAAACCTTATGACATTGTGCAGGTGGAAGGTAAAACCTATGTGGTTTATACAGCCGCCTGTTACCGCGATCCGCATGATGTTCGCCCTGGGGTAGCCGTTGCCTGGGAACAAATCCCAGGTAAAGGCATGACCGCTGGATCAGAGTTAATGATATGTGAAACATCTGCATGGGGTAGAGCCATAGTTGCGGCAATGAAATCAGCTACAAAGCGGGTTGCATCTAAACAGGAAGTGATAGCGGCTAAGGAAAGGCAAACCTGGGCAGTTACACCAACTGAGAAGTTAAATGAAGAATTGTTATCTAGGCCAATAAAGGAAGAACCTGTAAAGGCTATTTATGGCAAACCTGGTAGCAAGTCAGCATTGATGGAAAGGGTATTGCGTGAGCGTTTTGCCGAAGATGAAAAACCAAGTGTTGATCCAGTACCCATGAATTTAGAACAGGTGGTTGATGCAGTTGCATCAGATGTACCTGCAATTCAATATTGTGAACATGGTCAAATGAATCTTAAAACCGGGATTGCAAAGGGTCGGGGAACGCCGTTTTATGGGTATGTATGTCCTAAAGGATGCCCGGCTAAATGGGCAACTTTGAGTAAAGATGGCAAGTGGTTCTACCCAGGGGCAAACAATGGGTGAATTAGAGATCATTGATAAGCATGGGGTCAGAGCTACATTTACTGATGCAGGTATAGAAGTAGATTTAATACCTGATATTGAAAAATGTTATTACTGCAATGATGCAAGATTTTATACACAACATGGCTACAAAGAGTGTGTAAGTTGTGGGTGCATCAATGGCACAGTTTGATTATGAAAAGGCCATGCGTGAGGGGCATGGCTATAATCTTTATGTAGCCGATCTACTACAAACCTTTGGCGTACCAAATGTGGTTGTACCTGAATTTAGTATGGCATCTACATACCAAGAGATTCAGGATAAAACCTATAATGAAAAAGATATAGTTATTGATGACATAGTGCTGGAAGTTAAAAGTTCTAGCCGAACATTTAGAAATGCTGATGACTTCCCACATAACCCATTGATTGTAGATACAGTACATGGTTATGATTACAAAGTAGTTAAACCCTGGGCTTATGTGATGGTGAGCCAAATAACCCGGGGTATCTTTGTGATTCCAACAGCTACAAAGCAATATTGGACAATTACAACCTTTTATGATGCTCAAAGAGATATTGAGGATAGGTTTTACATGACCAGTAAAAGGCATTGCCGGCCATTTATAGAGATGGTTGATTTATTATTAGAAAAGGCTAGTGGTGCAACCATTAAGATGCCGTAAATGCGGCAAGTGGCTTATGCCTGAACAGGTTTGTTCGGTATGCTTGATTTTAGATAAGAAGACACGCCATAAATGAGCTAAATTTGAAAGTTGGTGTTTATGTTATATCTTACATCCCAGGGGGCTAAGCGAAACTCAGTTATACAGGGTATTCAATTGCCATCTTCTCAGCCAATCCAGGCA